ACGCTCCACTGACGCAGGTCCGGAAGTAATGTGCCAGTCAGATTCCCCGGAACAGAGTACGAAGTTGCGCTGATGTACGTCGGCGCCTGTCCGAGAGGGGTCCATTCCGAAACGCTTGCTGTTAATAAAGGCGCAGCGTTCGCGTTGACCTGATTTGCTATGTAATTCAGGTCTAGCATGACCGGCACGGCATCAATAACTTGGCCGTCGGCAATTTGAGCGGGAAGCGGTAGCGTTACGATTGCCATTTATGGATTCCCTGTCGTCATGTATCCGGTCTTCTGGAATCGTGCCATGAAGGTTCCGATGCCAATGTTAGCCGTTACATTACCGGTGATGTTGAGTTGCATTTTTTCAAATACCAAAGGCGCACCCCAAGGTACCGGATACGTCCGAGGAATGTATTGCGCTATCAAAGCGGTCCACAATGTGCCAGTTCCACCCTGTGCTAAGCTTCCCCACAGTAGAGCAGGATTACCCCACTTCGGTACGGAAACGCCGGTATTAATACTAGACTGTCCAATAGCGCCGCCGCTCTCGTTCTGCGCGATGATGTTGAATACCTGAGCGCCATTGACAGCGGAGAACTCCCCTTGAGATTCCGCTACCATCTTCGTATACATATCGCCGGTCTTCGGGAACGTCGAGCTCTGTAGCGTGAACGTCATCGTCGCCGAGCCAACGTCCATAAGAGGAAATCCGCTGTTAGCGCTAGGCGACGATTGGATCAACAGGCCAGGTTGCAGATATGACGAAAGAGAGAACAGGCCGCCGAAGGCCGATGCACAGTCGTAGGCGAACGAATGCGGCCCGCTCCAACGCCGCTTGTGCTCGTCGAACCAGTAGTCGTTTGCGCTCTGTACTCCATTGATGACGGTCGTCCCGCAGACACGATAGATAGTCGAGTTGTATGCTCCGCACCAGCGCGTCGGCGTTACCGCGTTCTGGAACGGCACCTGAATGTCTGGTTCCGATCCATTCGGCTCGTGCGTGATCGGCAATACCGCGCCGAGCAAGTTGACCATATACGGACCGCCGCTAGAGATGAAGTACAGCCCAAACGGCGCCTGAACAACGGTGCGCGGCATCAGCGTGCCGATGTTAAGAGACAGGTAATTGAGCGACAGATTAGCCTGCAACGTGTCGCCATTGATTTGCCAAATCTGCGTCTTCTTGAATACCGTCAGCGATTGGATTATTCCTGCGCTGGTCGTTTGGTTCGGCAATCCGACTAGGCAATTTACCGGGCCGTCGTCTCCAATGATGAGCGCCTGCGACGCATTCGACATTGTCAGCGGATTGGTCAGTACGTCGGTGTACCACACCCAGTTCGAGTAATTGTTCGTTCCGCTGTCTACGTTGCTACCAGCGAACCATGCGCGATTGTTGAAGTTGGCGACGCAGGTCGGCACCGAAAGCAGCAGGTTTGTCGTCGTGTTTTCCGACCGCCATACAGGCAATGCGTAATTCGTTACGTCAATCACGCCGTAGAATCCGTTCGTACCAATGAACCCCGGATGCGTGATGACGATCATCGTGCCGATGTTGGCGAGTGTCGGCGGCGTCCAATCGACCCCGTTGCTAACTGGGCTGGCTGGCGTGTTGACTCCAGTCACCGTTCCGATGGTGACGAACAGTCCAGTCGTCGTGTTGTACATGAACGGCTCATCGAAGCCAGGATTGCGCTGAGTCGTGACCATGCCGAATATGTACGTTCCAATGCACACCTGAATCGAGACGAACGACGGAGTATTGAACCCGCCAGCGACGAAACTGGCGAGCGAGAGATTACCCGGACGCGAGACCACGAACTCCGGATTCACCTGGTCGTGGATCAGATTCGCTAGGCTAGTGCAGGCGCCGGGAAATTTCTTCGTCGCATCGAACGCGTCGACGAGTCCGCCCATTCCCGGCGAAAACTGCATCGGCTGAGAATTGGGGATGGCCATGCTATAAGGGCGAAGATTTCGTAAGCTTCGCGTTCTTCACGAAGTGAAAAAGTTCCGCCGCGAACTTGATCTGATGCGGAGCCTCCTGCTCGTCGCCCTCCATAATGAGAAGCGGGCGCAGCATGTCCTCCGCTTCCTTGTGCCACGTCGATGCGCGATCGTCGCCCGTCGTCATGCACATACGCGCCGCGGTTTCTTTGATGAGGTACATCGAGTTGTTGAACCACGGAACGGCCGAGTTGGTCTCCGGCGTGATGTAGTCCGGCTGGTTCCGCATGTAGCGGTGCGTGACCTGGATGCTGCCCGAGGTCATCGGATACCAGTAAAGATAACCCGTCGATGCGCTCGCCGTCTGCGCCTGAGTTGACAGGTCCGTTGCGTAGAAGTACGGGTAATTGGCGACGGACGGGTCTTTGAACAACGCGTCCATCTTCTCCATCGTCAGGACATTGAGGAACTGCGGCAAGCCCTGGGAGGTTCCGCCCCCAGAGGTCGGGAGCGGATAGAACATGTCGTAAGTGCGGAGGTAATCCGCTTCGAGCGCGAGAGGTCCGAACGTCCCAGTCGCAAGAGTCAGCGTAGACGTGACGCGGTTGACCTTGAGGTTATACTTGTATTTTAGATCTTCGAGTACGGTAGTGAGCCACTGCCCGGCGATAGGCGTCATCGCCGAGCCGTAGGCGTTAGCTGCTCCGCCGCCCTTGGCCGCCTGACAAGCGAGCAACACAATCTGCTGTAGCTGCACTACCGGACTCCATTTACGTTAACTCGTCGATCCGCTTCTTCGTCGCTTCAATGTCTCTTTCGGTCCTCGCGATATCCTCTTTGATCGCGGTGATTGTGTTGTCGAAGTTGTTCAACTCGTTGTCCATGTTCGTCGGAAGCTTGCCTGTTTTCTTCTTCCGGGTGACGAGCATGTCGAATCGCTTCGCGTTGTGCTCCAGCGCATCGAATGCAAGCTTCAGGTGCCCTTCCTTGCTCTCCAGGTCGTTCTTCAACACCTGGCGCGTGATGACATTCTGAAACTCGTCGATGCGCCTATTAAGGTCTGACGTTCCCTCTCCGTCGTTGATGTAGCCCGACATTTGAATCCCGCGGCCGGCGATCGTCAGGTTGACCGAAAAGCTGCCGCGGATAACGCGTTCGGGAAGGGGAACCGGATCGGCTGTGTTTACCTCCGTGGTTTCGCTCATTGCCCGCCCCCGCGCAGTACGTTCCGCGGGTTGAAATCTACGTTGCGCCGGCGATAGGCGCTTTCGTTCTTGTCGCCGTGGATCTGCCGGTCGTGATCCCAGCAGCGGTAGACGATATCCTTCAGCGTCTTCAGGGTGTCGACGTCGACCTCGTACACCGCGCCGTGGTAGAACGCCACGTCGTTGATCTTCAGGGCCACGTCACCGGACGGCGGAAGATCGCACTTCCACATGTACGTCTCACGCGGAACGTCGTGGAAGACCGGGCGAAGGATCTCGCGCCCGTTCTCGAATCCGACGACCTTCATGTTCTTGAGGCGCTTGACCATGACCTTCTTACCGGTCAGCCTCTCTTCGGCCTGTATCCCGAACACGGCACCTTGAGCCTGCACCGCTTCGAGGGCTTCCTTCTCCTGCTGCGTCTTCTCGACCTTCGCCTCGAGTGCGGCCTTCTCGGCCTGCAACGCGGCGATCTGATCGAGCAGTTTCTTTTGCTTCGGGTTCGTAACGTCCTTCGTCGACGCGACCCTGACGACCGCTTCGTCTGCCTGGCCTTCGACTTCCTCCGTTACGGGAGCTACCTTGCTTTTGTTCTTGCTGCCTTTGGTCCGAGCCATCGCATCTCCTTAATAAAATGGCCCCGTAACGTGGGGCCAAGCGGTCCAGGGAGGACGGGTGAGGGTGATGAGCCCTCAGGGGAGATTAACTAATGTCCGCAGCCGTGCCCGCATTGTAGCCCGGTACGAACGCGCTCGAGCTCTCGATGCGAGCAATGAACGCTTGGTTCAGGATGATCGATCCGTAGAAAATCTTCCACGAAACGACCCGCGTTTGGTTCAGACGATCGGACTTGTCCGCGCCGGTCAGGTAGAAAAATTCCGGGTTCTCAAGCAACACTTGGCCGTAGCTGTGATTGCCGATGAAGATCGTCGGGAATACCGTGATGCCGGTTGCGGGAGCGGCAGGAGGAGTCTGAGCTACCCCGACACCGGTAATGACGACGGTCGCGCCGGAAGCGATCTGCGTTGCCTGCCCGGCCAGAGGCCCGGTCGACGGCACGCCACTGACGCCGGCCGCGGCGAGCCCAAGGTTCGAGGGCGCTGCGGTCGTGCCGATGTAGACGTTGAACACATAGCCGGGCTTGGTCGGCACGGTGACGCTGATCGAGCCGGTCGGGCCGGTGACGGAGATGTTGCCCGACACCTGGTAGATTTGCTGCTCGACCGAGGTCAGGACCGGCGAGCCGGTGACGATGATGTTGTAGGTCGCCGACGTGGCCAGCGATCCGCCAGTGATCGAAGGCGTGCCCGTAACGAGCGCGTTTCCGACCCAGTACGGGATCATGTTCGACTGGCAGTAGCGCACGCCGCCGAACGCGCCGAGCTCGTTGTTGTAGAGGCGGTTGACGTCGCTGAACGCCCAAGCCGTATTGACCTGCGAGTTCTCGCGCATGTCCTGAACCGGCAGCGGGTGAATCAGCGCGACGTAGTGCTGCATGATCGCCGGCGATTCTGACGGGTCGCGGTAAGCGCCCGCTTCGATCATCATGTCTTCGCGTTCGTCACCGTTGAAGCGCGGCACGCCGTAGGCGTCCATCGAGCCGTAGATGCGGTTCGCTTCGTGCGGCGACATGACGTCGGTCGCAACGAGCGCGGCGCGGTTGGCGCGGGAGTTGACGAAGTTGACCTGATTCGCCGAAACGAGCGTGTTCATCGTGTTGCGCTCGAGCGTTTCCGGCATCTGCAGGCTGACAAGCTGGATGGCTTGCTGGAACAGCGGGTGCTTGATCGTCAGGTTCGCGACGTCGGTCACGATGACGGAGTCGCCCCATTGTTGCGCGGTGGCGGTGACTTGAACCAGCGTGATCGGCTCGCCGGGCGGCGCTACGCCTTCCTGCAAGGGCGCGAAGGGCAGCGGCAGGCGCTCGAAGCGGGTTGCGGTGTAGGTGACGCCGCGGTTCGTATCCAGGTGCAGCGGCTTGCCGAACTGGTAGGCGATCAGTTGGCGCCGGGCCAGAGGCTCGACTTCCTCCTGAATGTACGCCTCGACGTCGGCCTGAAAGCCCGAGGACGTGGACGAGTTGACGAGGCCGAGATTGAAGAAGGCGGTCAGCCCGGTCAAGAAAACGAACAGTGATTTCATGGTGTGGCTCCGCGTCCTGTCGAAAGTGTGGCCTTAGATTTTCTCGTTGGCGAGTCGTTGCGTGCGTTTTTGGTGCTCGGTCATGCGTCCCTTGCCGCTCACGTCGCCGCGCATGGTCGGCGAGCGCCCGCGGTCGATGCGGACGATATTCGGGCCGCGTGCTTCGGCCGGCTCCGCTTTGGTCCGCGTCTTCATCTTGACCTTGCCTGTGTCGATATCTTCGCCCATTAGCTGCCTCATAAGGATGCGGCGCGAAACGTAGCTGCCCCGTGCCATCAAGTCCTGGTGCAGTTTCTCGACGCGCTCCTTGTACGCAGCGTAGCGCTTCGGGTGCGTGTCGCGAACCTCGCGAAAGTCGGCCTTGTCGTCGGTTTCCTGCGCTCGCAGGGCGGCCATCTGCGCCATGCGGTTCGTGTTGCGCTTTTCGCGGTTGTCGCGAATCCACCATTCCCAGCGCTGGATCTGATCCTGGTCGCCGGTGGCCCGCACGGCGCGAAGCTGCTCTTCCTCTTCGGCAAATTGCGGGTCGACGAAATTCTGCGGCTGCGGGGCTGGCTGCGAGGCGCGCACCGCGGCGGCGGCTGCGAGCGCTGCAGCGTCGGCGATTTCCTGCTTGCGCTGCGCGGTCTTGTCGACCCGCGTGTCCTTCTTCGCTTCCGGCTCGATCGTCGCGCTGTCGAACATCGCGTCGATGCCATCCGGCTCGTCATCCGCGTCGACACGCTGGTCGGACGGGATTTCGTTGTCGTCATCCCCCGGCGCGGCGTCTTGCGGATCGGGCGTTTCGTCGTCGTCGCCTTCGATGCCAAGGTAGAAGAAAGCGAGCAGCAAGCGCAGTAGATAACTCATAGGTTCATCGTTCCTATGTTTTGGAGCGTGATCGTGGTTGTGCTATTGACCGTCAGCAAGTAGAGGCGGCGCGTATTGGTCGCCACTGCCACGTTGCCGGTAATGGTCGTCGAGGCGTCGCCCGCCGTGACCGTTCCGGTTTGGCCGGTGCCGTTGTTCAAAAACGAGATCGGCTCGGCGTACAGACCCGATGCGGCGTTGATATTCGGGCCAAGCGCGGCAATGATTGCTGCGGTCGAGGGCAGGGTGATCGTCGCCGGGCCGGACCATCCCGAGTTGAAGATGGTCACGCCGGAGAGTAGCTGCGCCGGAGTCAGCGTGGTATTCGTGCCGGCGGTCGTAATCGCGGTCGTGTTCTCGGCGTAGTTGTTCGTGTTCGCGGCGAAGGCGAGCAGACCGTATAGCGCTGATTGATCGGGGACTGGAGCGCCACCGGGAATCTGCCAGAGAATTCCCAGGTCGAGCGCCCGCTTGAACATTTGTCGCAGGGTCATGTCACGTCACCATCACGCCGGCGGCCATGCCCCAGACGCCCGTCACGGTAATCAGCGGCGAGTAAAGGCCAGCGGTTAGGCCGGCAGTTCCTTGCGTGTAGCCGACCGTGTATTGCGAGGCAGGGATAACGGTCGTGCCTGGAATTGTCGCGGCGGTCGCGGTCCAGACGGTGCCGGGCGGCGTGGCGATGACGAACGAGGTCGCCGACGTTACCTTGACAATCGGATA